CTTCGGTTAAACGCATTTTAGAAAACTATCCAATTCTTCGTATTCAAATCCTTGGTGCTATCCTAAACTCTATTATGATGAGAGAGAGTTTTGATTATAGATTCGTCCAAGACGAAAACGGTGTAGGCATTGTTAATAATCGCTTAACCGAAGGAAAATCAGCAGTGTTTTATGAACAACATTCTTCTATGTTGACTGAGGATGAAGTTGCTAACTCAGTAGCAAACATTGACACCACACCAACCAAAGCTCAAATCATTGGTAAACTCCTTCGCCGCAGAAACAGCATTAAGGGTAATGATATCATCAAGACGGCTTCTGTAAAAATCCACCGTCGTAACATGCGCAGAAAAGCCCTCGCTGCTAAGACGAGTGTTGAAGATTGATTGTTGGATTAGACTGGTCAATGTCTAGTCCTGGGTTCGCTGTTCAGGTTGATGACCATATTCACTTGCACGGCATTTCTTCTAAAAAGAGGGACTTAGGTCAGCATCAAATCTCAGACCTCATCACTATTGATGTTCAACCAATCCCCACCTACTCTAACAATAGTGAAAGGTTTGCATGGTTAGCTTCCCACTATACTGAACTCATTCAACACTATAATGGAACCCAGGTTCACTTAGAAGGTTATGCAATGGGTGCTGGTAGAGCTGGAATGAACTTCACAATTGGTGAATGTACTGGATACCTCAAAGCAGAACTGTGGAGATCTGGTGTCACTGTTAACATCATTGCACCAACTGCACTCAAGAAGTTTGCTACTGGTAAAGGTAATGCGAATAAAGATGCTATGATGTTAGCATTTGCTGAGAAGCACCAAATCGAAACCCTGCCCAAACTAAGCTGCATGAATGACTGCGTTGATGCATATTGGCTTAGAGACTATAATGGAGACTTCTACGAAGTCTTAGGTAGATAGGTTGACAACAGATCCTGTGAGTGTTATAATAGACACATACAGTAAATGAAGAGGCCTAGAATGAAAACAATCCAACGCAAATTCAACACAAACGAAATTGTGAAGTTGACAACAGCACCATCAATCAACGAATATGTGATTATTGCTAAGGTAGCAACACCATATGGCCGTGAGCCTCTTTACGATGTACGCAATCGCGCAACTGGCCAACTATTCAAAACAGTAAAACAATCAAACATCTATCGCTAAGGCCTAAACCATGCCACTATACTCATACAAATGTAATGAATGTCAACACGAATTCGAAGAGTCCCATAAAGTAAACGATCGCAAGATCCCAGAGAATCAACCATGCCCTCAATGTTCAGCATTTGGTGCAGTTGTGCAGACTATTGGCGCCCCCCGTGTTGTGTATGGAACAGGAAACCTATCTACTCCAGATTGGTACAAAGATAAGATGAAACAGCTAAACAAGGAAAGCGGTACAAGTCACTCGCCCATCAAATAACTCGGTATAAGTAGTGTTTTAACCTACACACCTGAGACACAAAATGAACTGGAACGTTGACTATAATAGTAAAACCGGTCTTTATAAGCTAACCACATATAATCAAGATGGTGATATCGAAGCTGAGTTTTATGATTTGGGTTCAATTGAAGAAGCCACTAATGTCCTATATGATGAAACCGGACACGTTGCTACCGAAGACGAAATCACAGATATCCTACTGTCTGTTAATGAATCCGAAGAAGACGAAGATGACTTTAGCGATTGGGCTCATGCATCCATCAAAACCTTCGGGGACTTAGATGGCTTCGAAATGGACGAAGATGACGACTATTAAACCCAAGACTAAATGTTTGTGGTTGACAACAACTGAATATGATGTTATAATTGCCACTTAACACATAAAGAACTCCTCCTACTGATCAAGGATGGGACAAATCCTAGATCGACTTCAAAAATGACTAAAATGACCAAATTGACTTTAAAAGTGCTTATAAGGAGCCCAAAATGAGTATTGCAGATCTACGTGCTAAAATGAAACAGATGATGTTAGTTGCTGAAGATGATGGTTCATCTAACAACAACGATCGCTTCTGGAAACTGACTACCGATTCTAATAAAAACGGTAACGCAGTAATTCGGTTCTTACCAGCGAAGGACCTATCTAAACTCCCCTATGTTACAACTTATTCACATTGGTTCACACATCCTGTTACTGGCAAGAACTATCAAGAGCTTTCAGGTTCTACTTGGAAAGAACCAGATCCAATGGGTGAGTTCAATGCTTGGTTGTGGAAGAAAGGTGAAGAGGCTAAAGTGCGTTCACAGAAACGTGCAATCAAATACTATGCGAATATCTTAGTAGTCAAAGACCCAGCAAAACCTGAGAATGATGGCAAAGTCTTCTTGTTCCGCTTTGGTGCCAAGATTCTAGACAAGATCAAAGCCCAGTTGAGCCCACAGTATGAAGACGAAACACCAGTGAACGTGTTTGACTTGTTTGAAGGTCAGAACTTCCGTTTACGTTCTAAAGAGGTTGCTGGTTACTTAAACTATGATGACTCGGTGTTCGACTCAAAGATCACTCCAGTTGCACAAACCGACGACGAAATTGAAGAAATCTACAGTCGCGTTTATGACTTAGAATCAATGTTCTTAGACAAGAGCAAAGACAAGTCATATGACCAGAAGTTGGAGATTATGCGTACAGTGTTTGGTCGTGATCCATTGTTCCTAGAGTGGTTAGCTGTTACTGGTCACACTGTTCAACCAGCAGCGAGTAACTCAACTGTTGACGATGAAGACGAAGCACCAGCTCCAGTAAAGAAAGCGGCTCCTGCAAAGAAAGCAGCCCCAGCAGAAGTTAAGGCAGAATCATCAGATTCGGATGTTGATAGCATCTTAGCTGAACTAGGTCTTTAATCCCGAAACTCAATGGGGTTCATTAGGCCCCATTGAGTTGTCTCCATTCTACATAATGAACAAATAGGAACGGGTATGAGTAATGTTACGATTATTGACTTTAGTGCTGTGCTACACGCTAGTCTCCACGGTCTTTTCAAAGACAAGGCAGATTGGGTATTAGACCCAGAAACAAATAAAAAGCACGTCCCGATTAATGTACTGCGCCAAGGTTTGCTTGGATCGCTATTGTACTATAAGAATTTAAAACATAAAGCAGATACTACAATTATTGCTTTAGATGCTCCGCCTTATTGGCGCAAAGATGTCCTCAGCTTTTATAAAGGACTCCGCAAGAAAAGCCGCAACGAATCCGATATTGACTGGAAAGCTCAATTCGCATTGGTTGATCAGCTTATTCAAGAATTCCGTGAAACTCTTCCTTGGCACTTTATTAGCATCCCATCTCTTGAGGCGGATGATGTGATTGGCATCTTGGCTCCTCGCTTAGCAGTGAACGATCAGGTTATTATTATTTCAGCAGATGGTGACTTGGTTCAGCTCCAGAAGTATAAGAACATTCGACAATGGAGTCCAATCACTAAGAAGTTCGTTGAGCCAAAAGAAGATGCTATTACCGACCTATATGCTAAGGTGATGCGAGGGGATGCTGGTGACGGTGTGCCTAATGTGTTCTCTGATATGAGCATCTTTGAAGATCGCAGCAACGGGATCCAGATCCGCCAGAAACCAGTATCGGCCAAGATGATTACAGAGGGTGTTCGTTTAGGTTGGGACCCATATAAGATGTTCACAAACGAAACACTGATTGCAAACTTCCAGAGAAATCAAATCCTAGTTGACTTTGACTTTATTCCTAAACCGCTGGTCCAAGAGTGCATTGACACTTATGAGTCTACTAAGTTAACGAAGGTGAATGCAATGAACTTACAGATGTACCTAGGTAAACATCGTTTAAAGCAGTTGCTTGATTCTGTGAACGAATTCTAAGGTGAATACTATGCTAACACTTGAATACATTATTAATGAAATGTATGGCACAGGCAATGTTATTAACATGTGCTCTAATCCGAAAATCTACACTGTTAAGATTGGAGAGGTTGACTTTACCTTTGTTGCTCCTAGCAATAATAAGATTACTGTAACCAATTATAACAAGTCAACTGAAACCTACTACTTGGTTGTTGCTGGGTTGCTGCATGAACACTTTGATATCCTTGTTGATGATGTTATTGTCATTGGATCACATAATATCCATCGCGCAAAGGCTTGGAAGGTTTACGATAACTTCTTATCTAGCTTTGAGTTGATCCAGGCGGACAACTTGGGCAATTGGCCTCGCGAGAGCTTTGAAAGCAAATTCATTGCAGCTGGTGAGTCTGTGTGGGACAACTTGTTACAGTACATGGAAGATGTTGGTCAACTAGATCAATATGATATTGCAGAGTTCATTACACCCACATTTAAACAGAGATTGGAAAGTGAATTGGTGCAGCGCCGATTGATTAAAGGTATGCAACCCACTGCTACTTTATTCTAGGAGTGATAATATGCTAACCCCTTATGAGGTTTATTGTACCTGGTTGGCTATTAACACTCACTTCAAGCAAACAGACCCATTCTTGGTTGGGAAGAAGTATAACTTTGTTCGAAGCAATGGTAGAATTAAC